ACAAAGTGTTCCACAAAATCAGTTTGCGGCGCTCTCGTTACTGGTGCTTTGGAGTCTCTTCTTCGTTGATTCTTGTTTGACATGTTATATGTCCTCTTAATCAATAAATCTTATCTGAATCGCTTTCCGGCGATTTGTCCAACTGAATCACTTCCACGTCTTTCAGATGCTTCTTTGCTATTTCAACAGCAACTCCGGCAAGGAAAGGGGTTGCTGGGCCTGATGGGGCTTCCTCATCATACCAATCATTCAACAAATCCTGGAATGATTGGCTTCGAGATTTCCATTTATTTTCATTTTTATTCCAGGTAGCTTGAACTCCACCAGATTCAATTATCGTAGACATATTATTTTACCTTTCCTCTCAAAATATCTACTACGAGATCAAAATGCTCGGGATCTTTCTTGATAAACTTCGCTGGATCTTTTAAAAGCAATTCAAGCCCAACAGATAATATTTCAGTCTCTCCCCCTCTATATATCTTTCCAACATAACTATTGACAAAACCTCCGTCCTTATATATTTCGTCGGAGTTTTCATAAAGCCTTTTTGTCGGCTTCCCTTCTGTCCGTCGCTTTAAAAATGTTTGGCATGCTTTTGACACACCTCTATTGTTGTGTTCAATAAAATGCCCCATTTCATGAAATAATGCCTTTTTGTCTTTATTGCCAAGAAAAATGGTGTTATCTTCATAATATGGCCTCACCCCTCTTCTAAAACCAACTCCAAAATACAGTTTATCTTCTCTCATCACATTGCTATTTTGCAATATATTCTTATCACAAATTGACATAAGAAGATCTGTTGTTTTCTCAGACCATTTCTTAAAAGCTTCTTTGTTCTCGCCATTATCAACAGAAATAATCCGGGCAGAGGTTTTGCTCGGAGATTTTGTTTTTAAGAGATCAAATAGTTTATCTTTAATTCCCTTGGACAATTCCTTGTGTCTGCGATCAAGAGAATTTCTTTTGCTCCTATATTCCCTACTCTCTGGTCTTGAATCCATTGCTTTCCAATATCCTGCAAGGTCTTCGGCTTTTAATTTGCCACAAAAAGCGACATAATCTTTCTCTAAAGATCTAATCTTGGAATTAATATCATCAAGTTCTTTGCGAACAACTTCATGATGCTTTTGAAATTCTTCTCTAATTTTAGATGAAGAAGTGTTGGACGTGACAGAAAATTCTTCCTTTTTCTCTTCTGTCTTCTGTTGTGTTGCCGGTGTCTCTTCCGACCTCTTTTCTTCCTTTTTGATAATAAGAGGCTCTTTCTTCTCTTCTTTTGATGTAGACTTTGCTTCAGACTTTTCTTCAGCTTTTTTGTTTTCACTATTGTCAGGAGATTCTTTCTCGCCACCAATTATTTTGCCTTGTGCTTCCTTAGGTAAATCACCACCAATTATTTTGCCTTGTGAATTGAGCAAAATACGGCGGTATTTCTCGGAATTTGGTTTTTTCTTTATGGTAACCCAATGGCCTTCCGCATCTATTGTTGATCTTCTCTGCAAGAAATCTTTGAACTGATCGATGGTCATTTCTTTGATCTGCCCTAAGAATTTATAACCTTGCTGAGAATAGTGAGCAAGGTAGGCCACTTTCACTTCTTCTGGATAATTGAAGCCGAGGAAAACCTTATGCTCATCAAACTTTCCAGAGATATCATTCTGATACACCACGAAGGCCTGCATTGAATTTTTATTGGGACCGATAAAAACATCTATACAGTCGTTGTCTCGGCCTTCTGTGTTGCTTATATAACCATAGTCAAAAAGGAAATTGGTCTGCCACTTTGTCCCATCCGGGGCTGTGCCTTGCCGTATAGACCCTTTCTGGTTCTCTATGTTAATAGAAATGCCATGGATTTGAATAGGCATCTTCGCTATGGATTCGGTGTCAACTATCATTAGTCTCCCTCTTTCATTGCTACAGCCTTCGTCTCATGGACGGTTCCTGGTGGGTGGTTGGGAGGGCTGTAAATTGTATAGAGCTTCAGTTCTTTGTCACCAGCGTTGATTACATTGTGAAAAGTGTTAGCCGGGACTGTAATGGCATCGTCTTTGGTCAAGAAAACCTCTTCAATATCGTTCAGAATGAATTTTGCCATGCCTTGCTCTATGCGGAAGAACTGGTCGACTTTGTGAATCTCATTACCAATATCTTCTTGAGGGTTAATGGACATGACTACGAGCTGAGAGTGCATCCCTGTAAAAAGCACCTTGCGAAAGTAGTTATTGTCAATGGTGTCTTTTTGGATATTGCCGGAGTAGATGTTGGGGAGATTCAGAAATAGAGCCTTGTCTTCTGTTATAAACCTCCCATCTTTTTGAATTAGGTTTTCAAGTAGCATTTTACTCTCCTAAATCAATAAACCATGCCAGTCTTGTATAGAGAACTGGATTTTAATGCGTAGCTGCTGTTAGAGCGTGGCTTAAAATAAATTGTTTTCCCTCGATCACAGTGTCTGGCATGGTTTACCCCACAAATGCAACCCAATCAATACCGCCCTTGATCTGCTGGCACAAAGCATATCTCAGCGCATCCATCAAGTGATTGTTCTTGTCTACAATAATTGGAAGAACTTCTTGCGTCTTGGAGTCTTGTTTGTAGCTATAAAGCTTCAGCTCTTCCAGGGTGTGCTTACATCTGGGATGGACATGGATCTTCTCGAACTTCTTTATAAAGGAAATTCCATCCTCTACAGAACCCTTCCCTTTGGGAGCTGCTTCAATGTTCATGGAATGTTTTTTCTTTAAATAGGAAATAGTTTCTGGCCGGCTTTCGTCTCCCCAGGACTTCCACTTGTAGAAGTCAGGAATGGAATTTCTGAAGAGATCTGGTATCTCATCCAGCTCTACCCCTATACCATAGGCTTCATATTCGATGTAGAGGTGATTATCTTTTATCCAGCAGCGGAGCGCGGCAGTAGGATCATTCGAGAAGCCCCAGTCGCAACCTTGGAGCATTCTCTGATCTCGATGGGCCTCGAACGCTTCTTCGATAAACTTATTCTTGTAGATACATGCATCGGATACAGACTTTGGATTACCTTCCCATACATGATCATATGCATCAGGGTCTACCCGTTGGAGATACAGCCTTTCCTTCTCGAGTACTTGAGGGAAGAATGGATTGTCTCTCCAGGTTGCTTTCTTGCTGATGCAATCATCGGGAGGATTTTGAACAAACCTTTGATATGTAGGATCCTTGGTTTCACCGGTGTTCCAGGTCAACCAAATTTCCGAACCGCATTTGAATGGGCCGAAGGGAGGATCCTTTCGAACCGTAGGGATCAGGTATTCCCATGACTCATCAGACACCGATTGAGCCTCTTCTATCCAACAGATGTCAATCCCCTCTGTAGATTTTATCTCTGTTGCATTTGCATGAAGACCTTTGAAAATGAATTCGGTGCCAATGTGAGAACGGATACTATCTCTTGTTATGCTGTAGAATTTTGAGAGGCCGAGAACGTCTATCTGAGAAGAAAGTAGTTGGTGAACCGACTCTCTAATTGAGGTTTGATATTCCCGGCAGCAAAGGATTCTAAGTTTTTGGGATGTCGCAATACCCGCCAATAAACGCGCTACGGTCCACGACCTTGCAGCTCCTCGGCCTCCGTATACGCTCTTGTAGCGATGCGGTTCGGCCATAAACCGATAGAAGGGAGGAATCTTGATTCTGACTTGGTTTACTTCTTCTGACATGTCAATCCTTAAACTCAAATAGAATCTGTGTCGCTACATTTGTTGTCTGAATAGGTTGCCCATCCGGCCCTGACACTTCCTGTCTTGTGTAATCGCCATATTTTTTCGGATACAATCTTGCCGCTACCCACTTCCTCGCATCTACCCTCAATCTTGATCGGGTTACATGCTCTGCGCAGAACACTTTTACAGGCTTCCCATCCTTGTCTTCTCTAATCAGCCAATCCCCGCCTCCATCATCAGAAATCCTAATGATATCATCAGCCATGAACTCCGCTTGCTTCTGTCGGGCCTCGTTGTATCTCCGTGTGAAATCTTTGTTTTCCGGCGTATCTCTCCATAACCATACAAGAACAGTAGTATAAGTAGGCATTCCATCCATTTTACAAATATCTTGCAGCGACATGCCCCCACTTAATAACGTACAAATTTGTTCGGACATCTCAAATGTATATACTTCTGGTCTTCCTTTTTCTAATTTTACATTCGGATCTGGCTTAGGAGGTTTCGGCGGGATCTTCTTTTTCGCTTTTGGATCATTCCTGGAAATAATTCTTATCCCTCTTCTTTGTTCTCTTTGTATACTCCTACTCGGAATAGGATCATCTGAGATATCTTCCAAAATTAACGTTGGAATATCGTCTTTATCTCTGGCAACTTCTCTGGCAATTATTTTTGTTCGTCTATTGAGAACCATACAGTGTCCTTGTTTTTATTATATAAAAGAAAAAAATGGTTGATAAAAAATTATTTTTAGATATTTTTGATAACTTGTTGATTTTAGTTGATTTTATATTTTTTATATTTTTTATATTTTTATATTTTTTAAAAAAAATGCTTGATTTTTATAAAAAAGCAATATATATTAGAGTCAAAATTAAGTGATGGTTCTTTTAAATAAGGTTGGTTGGCGGTTGAGAAGATGGCAAGTGAAACCATCTAAACCGAAACCTGATGGGCAGTCAGAATTCTGGCCGGATAGAGGAAGCAATCAAGAGAAACTTGATGAGGGACTCGGCAGGGAGTTAGAGCTGCAAGAGAATATGATCCTGTGGGGAGATTCTTCTGGAATCTCTCCGGCGCTATAGAAGATAAGGATCTGGAAAGCGCTTTTGTTCTGAATTTAAACTTTAAGGAGGGCATGTTATGTACTTACAGCATCATTCCACGATTGTACAACCTGATGGAGTAATTGAAATTGAAGTGGCCATAATTGAACCTGTAAAGAAAAAGTTTGGAGTGTACAAGTATTATCTTGGTTCTGAATTTGCAGCACGGAAGTTTCATTCTTTGTACAAAGTTGGCAGATCGGCGCACGGGAGAGCATTAGCAGTGTTGAATAAGTTTAAGATAGAAATCATAGAGAAGGAGGAGTAAAAATGAACAGTATGAGTATAGTGCAACTGGGACACGGGGCCACCTGGTGTATCATCGCAGCCAACAAATGCCTGGAATATGAACAAGATGGGGACATATATCAGCAGGATGGGGTAGGGCAGCAGATGTGCATCGTCCATGTCTGCCCCGCGTATGGAGAACCATTCGATCGTGCCCGCCATGATTTAGCAAAGCAGATTTGGGAGGTGCTGCAAACCGAGCGGTGTCCCCGATCTAAAGAAGAGCGCCTGGCAATGATCTCCCGTGTCAGAGTAGCCGTATACGGGAGCGAGAGATAATATACAAAAATAGGGGGCATGTCGCTGCTTTTGACCTCTGCCTGTCTTGGATCAATCAGGGACTCGAGGATCTCGATACAGGGGAAATTGTAGAGAAGGAGCATTAAATCGGGGACAATTAACAGGAGGGGACAAAATGAGGCCAGAAATTATCGTCGAAGGCATCACAAGGGAAGAAATCAGAAATATCGAGGCGCAATTCCGTCGCTTTGCCTCAACATATTGGTGGACACCTCCGCCCACTGCATCGGCCAGGCGAGCTGAAGAATGTAGAAACTCTAACTCCTGGTCGTTCAGTGTGAACGGAGAGCAGGTTGCGTGCAGCGTAGAAGTCTCCTGCTCGTGCAAAAATTACTACGCAACCAGGGAGATATGGGTCGGGGCAGAACGAAAAAAAATGATGGTCCCCTATCTGGCAAAACTTTTAGCGGAGGGGAAATTTAACGATTCACAGGAGGCATTATGAAAGGCTTACAAGAACTGGTTTTTGGCATAAAAGCGGGATATTCATACTTCTACTGCGAAAGTCAAGAAATCGAAAAGACAACTCGTGATATCTCAGAAGGATTGACGGCCTACTTTGCAGAAAACACCAATGGAATTGACTACAAAGTTTACGTGTGGGACTTTGAATCTACCAACGCAATGGGCGAAAGCCAATTCAACAACCCCGATGACGCCTTACTCCTCCTCGAAGATGTCAGAGAAGGCATAGATAAAGTCCCTGTTGGGGCCATCCTTATTGCTCAAAACTACAACTGGTTCCTAACTGCCCCTGACGGTGAATGCGCTAAAGACAAAACAACTTGGCTGCTTAATAGGGCAGAAAAATTTTCGTCTCCGGAGTTTCGTAAAATATTCATCATCGTCGGGAGCACTGCATTCAACAAGGCAATTCCAGATATCCTGCAGCGGGACTTTGCAAGAATTGAATTCCCAATGCCAGGGCCTGAAGAAATTGAAAAAATTTACAATTTCATCGTCGACTCAGCCAGGGCTAATCCAAAATTTGTAGAGCCCGAAGAGAAAGAAAAGGCTCGGATCATTTCTGGGGCCAAGGGGTTGACCTATTCAGAAATAGTAAAAGTGTTTTCATACGCCATCGTCAAAGGTAAGGGCATATTTGATCCTAAAACAGTTGAGGAGCTCAGAGCGGAGGAAATTAATTCTACTCCGGGGTTGTCTATCCGCCACTACGAAAAGAGCTTAAATGACCTTAAAGGCTACGAGGTGGCCAAAGAAATCGTCCAAGAATGGATTGATGATCCTGAGGCAAAGGGAATCATGCTTCTTGGCCCCGCTGGAGTTGGCAAAACTCATTTCTGCCAGGCTCTGGCTGGTCATTACAACAGGTTGATCATCGAAATGGAATTTGCACAGCTTATGGGGGATGGATTAGTTGGGCAGGCAGAAAAAGCTATGAAGCGAGCGTTGGACGTTATTACTGCAAATGCAAATCCTGCTGCGCCAACAATCCTGTTCATCGATGAAATCGAAAAAGGCTTGGCTGGGACCTCCGGGGCTGGTGGCCAAGGGGGAAGCAATGATGGCGGGACTACCGACCGATCAAATGCTCAATTCTTAAAGTTCTTGTCCGATGCAAGACCGAAAGGGATTTACATCGTGGCTTCCTGTAATGATATTGAGAGGTTACCAGCAGCATTCGTGCGGGCGGAAAGATGGGATTGCGCTCCTTTGTTCGTGGACTTGCCTAATGCAATCGAGAGAAAAGCAATCTTGGCACACTATCAAGGAGTTTTTGGTTTAGATCTTAGCTTTGAGCCTATGGACATGGCAGGGTGGAGCGGCGCTGAAATCAAGACATGGTGTAAATTGGCCGCTAAGAAGCTTTCCCTTGGTAAAAATGTAAGCGAAGCTGACACCATGGTAGTAGCAGTCAGCAAAACCATGAGTAAGGAAATTGATTATCTCCGGAAATGGAAGGACGGGAGAACAATCGCGGCAAACAGACCAACAGTTGTAAACCAATCAATTGTCAACAATCGCAAAATTGATATGTAATCAGAAAGGAGAATGACCATGATAACCGAACAGAATTTGTTTGAAAAGGGAATGCTGATTTCTTTGAGAATGGGATCTTATGCCGGACGCAAGAAAATGTCTCGGGAACAGTTGGAAGGATTACCAGTTGAAATAGTCAGAGGCGTCCATGATTTATTTGATAAAGATTTTAAGGAACTCCTGGGGGAAATGGACAATTTCGACTTGGAGGTTCGACATAAGATTCGAAATAATTCGATTCCTTTTCCCATTCATGGGATATTTTTTATTCCCTTACAAAAAATCGATAATCTGATCAATTGGCTGGATGATAAAAAAATTGAAAGAAAAGAAATTACAGAGAAAATCATAAATAACTATGATGAAGCCATTCAAATATTCGCCCAAAACTACCCTATGTATTATGAAAAGTCTAAGCAGTATTATCCGACAAAAAACGCCTTGAGTGCACGGTTTTACTTCAATTATCAGTTTATCAAAATTGCGGCGCCCGATGAGAATTCCGTTTTATCATCGGAGCAGTATAGAGAAGAAATGAAGAAGTTTCACGAGTCGATAAATAGCATGAAGGAAGAAGTCATGGAAATCATCTATACCGCATTATTAGAAAGTACAGAGAAATTGAAGGAGCAGTGCAATAATGGTAAGTTGAATCAACGGACATTTAATTCACTCGGTAAACTTCTGGAACAAATTAATGATATCTACGCTGACTTCATTGACCGAAAGGATATAAAGGATATGATTGAGAAAATCAAATCTTCCGTATTGGGAACATCGGCAAAAGAATTACGGAGTAGATCAGATCTGAAAGATACGTTTGCAAAACAGATAAAAGAAATCGCCGCCGAGATTAAAGCCCTCCCCGACATGCCAATGAAAAGAGCCATAGAATTCTAATTACCAGCTGAGCTATCGGCTATACGGGCAGGAGGATAATATGCCGTGCTATGAAATTAGAACAGTAACAGTGGAATTCAAAATTGAAAATTTTGCAATTCTCAAGAAAGCAATTGAAAATGAAGGTTTTCGAATAACAGAAGCATCCGGGACAGAAGGTTACATTGCCTTTAGAAACAAGGCTGAGGATCTATTCACAATCAAACTAAAAGAGCAAAACTTCAAAGGAACATTGGATCAAAAACAGATGATCGATCTGTCCAATCAAATCAAACGGGCTTATAGCAGGCAAGTCATCAGTGAAGTCGCCCAAAATCAAAAGTGGTTTAAAAAAGAAATTCGGGCCAATAATTTTGTCTTGCAAAGATATTAGATATTAACGAAGATTGAACAATACATTAGGAGGTAAGAAAATGACGTATTATCAAGCAATCAAAATCAGAATAAAATACTGGGCTTGGAGACGGCGCATATCACGCCTTTGCCATTAAATCGTTAACTTTTTGTAAACTTATACCAGAGAGGAGAAATACACTATGGATAATATAGCATTAGAAATATTGGAAGATGGGACAATCACGGTAAAAACCGAAGCCATATCGGCAGGCAACCATATGTCTGCCGATCAATTGCTGGCGCAGATGGAAAAATTAGCCGGAGGAGCCGTAGCCCGCAAAAAGAATCCTGATCAACATAATCATGCGCATCTCCACAACCATGCACATTCTCATTGATGTCAATAAAAAGTAAAAGGAGGAAAGATGACAACCGAAGAGCTCAAAAACAAAATTATTGAAGCCTCCCAAGCATATTACTCCGGGGAAGCGATTATGGAAGACTCAGAATTTGAAAAGATGATTAAAGAATTAAGAGCCATTAACCCAAACGATTCTTTGTTAAATAAAATCTCGTTTGGATACGACATCAACAAAGACACAACAGGAGAAAAAGTAAAACACAAATATCGCCTTGTCGGGTCTCTCAAGAAGATCAACAAGGAAACCATCAGCAAACACTTTACAAATGATGATGAGCTATATATTATCACAAGCAAATTTGATGGCGGCAGCGTGGTCGCTTATTACGATGGGGATGGGAAACTGGATAAAATTCTTACTCGTGGTGATGGAGAAATCGGGATTGATGTTACTTTGAAGTTGAAGTCCAAAGTGCCCAGAAAGATCAGTCTTCATAACTGCGCAGTGCGTGGTGAAATCACAATGAAGAATGAAATCTTCAAGCGGTTTTTCCCAGATGCAGCTTCACCTCGGAATTCAGCAATGGGGATTGTTGGTAAAGATTGCCCAACAGAAGCAGAAATAGACATGTTGACATTCGTGGCCTACTCTGCCTATGGGAATGAAGAAATCGATTCGTACACCAAGAACAAAATGATCGAATATTTAAGTGGACAGGGGTTCACTGCCCCAAAAAGAATTTCCTGGAATTCTTTGTACAAAAACGATGTTGAAGATTTCAGGGGCATGCTAAACCCCGAACTACCTTCCGATGGGTTGGTCTTTACGGACAACAAAAACCCGTTGGTTGAGATCGCCTACAAATTTGAAGCCGAGGCAAAAATTACAACGGTCACGAATATTGAATGGGAAACTTCAAGGCTTGGGAATATCATTCCAACAGTGCATTTTGTCCCTGTAAAACTTTCAGGAGCAACAATATCAAAATGCTCAGGGTTCAATGCCGCCTGGATTGCTTCAGAAAACATCGGAATTGGGGCCAAAATTGAGGTTCACAGGGCCAATGAAGTCATCCCGAATATAAAATCAATCATTGAAGCAACAAAAGCGACTATTCCTATAAATTGCCCCTGCTGTGTAGAGCCAATTAAATGGAATGGAGTTCATATTACATGTAAAAATCCAAGCTGTATAGCCCAGCAGTTGGGCAAATTGATGTTGTTTTATGAAACTCTATTCAGGATTGATAGTCTCGGTATTGATATTATGCATCATTTCTTCGGTAGAATGGATTTTAGGGAAGTAAAGGATCTTTTTCAGATGAGACAGTGGAGAGAACACATTAAAAAGCCAGAATTTACAGAACATGAAATTCAATTGCTTGATATTCTCCATCATAAATTATACAAGGAAAAAGTCAATCCCGAAAACTTCTTGGCCGCTTTTGGATTACCCGCAGTTGGGCAAGCCGTCTCAAAAAAATTAACTGGAATTAATGGAATTAAATGGTTCTTCGAAACAATGACAGAAACAGATCTGGGGTATTTATGTAAGGGAATGAGTATCCCAAACCCGGCACTTGATTCTATTCGTTCAAACTTTTCATATATGAAAAGCATCTATCTGAATATCCATCAGGGATTCATTGAAAAAACAGCGCATAAAATGAAAGTTGTCATAACAGGAAAACTTTCAAAGCCGAGAGAATCAATAGCCCATGAATTTGCCACAAGAGGAATTCAAATCCTCAGTTCTCTTAATAAAGAAACGGATTATCTCATCACGGAGGATCCAGACAGTGGCAGTAATAAAAACGAGAAGGCTAAAAAGTTGGGAGTCAAAGTTATTTCAGAAACGGACTTTAGAAAAATTATTTAAAAGCATTGATTTTTATTCAAAAATAATATATTCTATTAAAAATTCAAAAGGAGGCTCAATATGAAAAATGAAAATCGAAAAACTATTGTTACAAATGTCCCAGAAGAAATTGATGATAAATTGACCAAATTGGCTCGAGATACAAGCCGATCAAAATCTGGAATGGTTATGGAAATTCTCAAGCGATTCTTTGCCAATGGTGAGAAGCATGATCAAATTAAATCGTAGGCCTTCGGCCATAGCTCGAAATAAGTGGGATGTTATTGCAAATACAGTAAAGGGAACTTGTTTTGTTTGTAATAAGATTCTCTCTAAAGACCCGAAGGCCAATATTTACATTGGTATACATCCCACAAATAAAATTGAATTATACAGACACGTGAATTGTAATTGCCATTCCAGTAATTGGATTAGAAAATTCAAAAATACATATTAAAAGGAGATGCGCTATGCCAAGACAAGGAAAAAAAATGGTAGAGGAAAATTGGTTGGTTGGATACCAAGTGGCCTATGGTCACGGGATTATAGACTATGATTCTCTCGGCTTGGATGTTTGGGCAGATGAAAAGGAATTTGTCGGGATGGATCAAGCAGATCTAAAAAGCTTATCCGCCAGTAGTCCAGAGTCGAATTTAATGAAAAGAGATCTTGTCAACCACCTAACATCTGAGGCAAAAGAAGTTGTATCTCTAATTCTAAATGGTCCATCAGAGGTGATTGAATCCTTCAAAACCTTGAAGTATGATTGCATCAGCAAAACCAAAATTGCCGAATATTTGACAAAAATTGGCTGGAAAACACGCAAAATCGACCGTGTTTTTCGAGAAATTAAACAGTTTTCAAAAGAAATTTCAGAAATTTAACTAAAACAGGTTATAATAAAATATGAGAATAGAATACATTGATACAAGTTATTGCAAAACCGATCGACCAGACCTTTTGAGAATCAAACAGTTTTCATTCCCAAAATCTTATTGGAAACAAGAAGGGTATAGAAAGCAAGAAATTAAATATGATTCTTATCTGGTAGATCGAAAAGGATACTTTCTCACGGGGCTTCTTGAATGCATTGTAAATTACTGCAATATGAATGACATAGAAGTAACTATGATTGGTGGAGACATTCATTCTGAATTCAAACCCGGAGATATTACCCCTCTTATCCAATTGAGGGACGATCAAAAACGGCTGGTTTACAATGCCCTAAGTTCACCAAGAGGAGTAATTAAATCCCCCACGGGTTCTGGCAAAACAGTAATGGCAGCAGCCATTATGTCAGCCTATCCGGAAAATCGAATATTATTTCTTTGCCATACAATTTCACTTCTCAAACAAACGAAAGAAGAATTGGATAAATTTCAAGTTGGGCCATCCTCGATTGTATATGGGATGGAAAAAGATTTTTCGGCGAGAATTATCATTTCGACCGTCCAAAGTTTTTGCAAAGATGAAGTTTTAGAAGAAATGCAAAATGAATTTGATCTGGTAATAGTTGATGAGGCCCACCATTGCAATTCGCTGTCGGTAACAAAAAAACTTGTCAATGGAGTCAAGATCGAAAAGAAAACTGGTTATTTCAAAGTACTCACGTCTATCATAGCACCAATCAGATATGGGATAACCGCTACCTTACAGGATTCAAAAGAAGGGAGATTTGCCTTGGAAGGGTTAATTGGCCCCGTTGTTTCCGAAATCTCTCTAAAAGAAGGAGTTGAGCAAGGTTTACTCGCTAAACCAAAAGTGAAATTAATTCCAATCCCAGAAATGGAAAATTTACGTGAGTATAGAACTTACCCTGATATCTATCAAGCAGCAATTGTTGAATACCGGAAGAGAAATCGAATTATCATTGATGAAACAAAAAAGCTCAATGAAGAAGGCAAATCGGTTCTGATCTATATTAACAAGATTGAACACGGAGAAAGATTGCAAGAAATTGCAGATAGAATTGGATTACCAGCTATTTTTGTCAGGGGAGAAACAACTGCCGAGGAAAGGGAATTTATCAGAAAACTCATGGATGATAAAAAGTGCTTGACTGTCATCGCCACCACTGTCTGGAAAGAAGGTATCAATATTCGATCACTTGACTGCGTCATGATTGCCGGAGGTGGGAAAAAAGAATTAACGGTATTGCAGGAAGTGGGTAGAGCGTTAAGGAAAACCGAGCATAAACATGAAGTTCTTTTGATTGACTTTCTCGATCAAGGGAAATATATCTCTGAGCACTCTATTTCCAGAATATCAGTATATGTTCAGGAGGAATGGATATGATAGAACAATGGGGAAAAAAGTTATATGGGGCAGAAGAGATCGACACAATGATCAAGCATCTTTGCTGCCTAATCCCGAGAGAAAAATACAGGGCCATTTTGGGAATTGCAAGAGGCGGTTTAATCCCGGCAATTTATCTCAGCCATCTGTTGGATCTTCCTTTGTTGTTTCAGTTGCCAGAAAAGGGAGATACCAATGATATCCTGGTTGTAGATGATCTTGTCGACACAGGGAAAACCATTAAAGGATTACTCCAAGATACTGCTGTAATCTTCTATAAACCAAGATCAATTGTCAAGCCCACATTTTATGTAACGGAAGTTCCAAACGATGAGTGGATTGTATTTCCTTGGGAGCATCTTGATGAGATGCCAAACAGAGACTTATGATTGACCTTGTAGGGCTATTTGACAAAATACAGATAGATTATAAAAAATCTGGTAAAAATGTCTCTAAGGGGTGGTTGGAAATTGCTTGCCCATTCCCTCAATGTTCTGATCCGGGATATCATATGGGAATCAATCTCAAAAGAGGAAACTTCCATTGCTGGATTTGTGGGCAAAAAGGCAGTCTAATTACTCTCTTAACAAAAGGTTTAAAAATCCCTTATTACCAGGTAAAAAATCTCCTTCAGGAGTTTGGTGATGATGAAATCTATATTCCTGAAAAACGAAAAGAAATAGAATTTCACAATATCCTTCCTGCGGAGGCAACTGAAGTTTTGCCAGAACCTCATAAACAATATCTCATCAATAGGGGCTTTGATCCCACAACTATTCAAAAGAAATATCATGTAAAAGCTTGTTATACCTTGGGAAATTATAGTTATCGTTTGCTCATCCCGGTTATTAAAGAAGGGATTGTGGTAAATTTTACGGGAAGAGATATCTCCGGAATTCAAAAAGAGAGATATAAAACCTGTCCAAATGAAAAAGCTCTGATCCCAATGAAAGAGTGTATCTATAATATCGACACTGTAAAGAAGGGAGGTCAAGTCATTATTTGTGAAGGGGCATTTGATGCATGGAGAATGGGGGATGGAGCCGTAGCCACAATGGGGATGGAAGTGACACCAGCTCAGATAGCTCTACTATCCAATAAAAAGCCTTTTAAGGCGTATATCCTCTTCGACCGCAATACCTTAAAGACTTCTGAAAAACTCGCGAATTTGATGAGTCTAATTGGCTCTAAAGCGGAAATTCTTTGTATAAATAAAAAGGACCCAGCAGAATTAACAGATGAAGAAGCAAAAAACATCAGAAAAGAAATCAATTTTGAGGAGGGGTGAGAATGTTAAAAGATGATTTTCTAAAAGAGGCAAAAAGTATCAAGAGAGATGGGATTAATAAATTACTTGAGTATCTTGAAGACAAAACCGATTTCTTCTCCGCCCCAGCTTCGACCAAATACCATGGGGCGTATGAAGAGGGCCTACTCGAACATACCCTCGCAGTGTTTGATATCGCACTCGAGCAGGCACAGATATTCGAATTAAAAGAAAATATTGATTCGATAAAAATCTGTGCATTGTTCCATGATGTCTGCAAAGCAAACTTCTATGTAAAAGGAAAACGCAATCAGAAAATTGATGGGAAATGGATAGATAAAGAAGTGTGGGAGGTAAAAGATCAGTTTCCTCTGGGCCATGGAGAGAAATCTTTGTTTCTCGTTCAGAAATACATTGAACTTACAAATGAAGAAGCGCTTGCCGTAAGATGGCACCTGGGGGGATTTGACCCGGCATATCACACAGGCTATCCTTCAGGATACTCATGTTTGGCCGCTATGAATGCCCATAAGCTGGTCAGTTTGATTCAAGCTGCTGACTTTATGGCTTCGTATCTTTTGCAGAAATAAATTATTTCGAACCGGCGTTTTTGGTTTTATATAGATGGAAGGTCGATTTTCCAGAATCGCTTTCATAGGATCCCGCGGAAGAGACAATTAAATATGAAGGCTCCTTTGTAAGAAGTAAGACCAACTTCAGTAATTCCTCAATTGGTTGGCCTTACCCCTGGAAGGGTACCCCAATAAAATCTTCTTGTAGTAAATGCTTTCGCGGGCAATGTAAGTCAAGAATTTGTTGGTCTTACTTCTTACAAAGGAGCCTTTTTATTGTCTCAAAACTACAAATTGGAGGAGGGAAAGAAGATAGCAATGGATAATGAAAAACTATCAAATTACATTGGTGGTGGGTTTTGGCAATGTCACAAAGACTGGGTAAAAGTATTAGGAATTGAGAAAACATTATGGATAACTCATCTCTTTGACTGGCGCCGATATCTTGTAAATTACAAAAAAATAGAAGAAAATGGCTTCTTCTATCTTTCTCAAAATAGAATTTTCGAAGAGACAATGATCAATGAAAAAAAACAAACTATCTATATAGATTTTTTTAAAGAAATTGGAGTCTTAGAAGTAAAGCGGCAAGGTATACCTTGCAAGAACTTTTATAGGGTAAATGCAGAAAAACTAATAGAATTTGTAGAGAACCAGTTAGGAGAAAATCGGGGATCAAGTTCTGCAAAATTTCCGGAACTGGATCAGCAAATTAGGCGCAGCATATTAAATAATAATTTAAGTAATAATAATTCTAATAAAATTTCTCTTTTATTATCTAAAGATAATAAAGAAATTTTATTAGACCAGATTCCGGAGGAATCTGGTGAAGTCAATGTACCTGCTCCACAAAAGGTAGGAACTTCTACCTCTTCAGATATCAATTCAGATATCAATACCGACATCCAATCAGATATCAATATCAGTCAAGCATCCAATACCAGACACCCTGTTAGAATCGCACAAGATATTAAAAAAGAAAAACTCCTATCCCAAGAGCCTCCGGCTCCTAAGATCCTGCGCATTTCTTCAGATATTGAAAGTATCATTGAATACTGGGCAGAAATGAAATTACACCCTACCCGTACAAATACCAAATCCTACATAGCAAATATTCAGAAGATTAGAAAACTGCTGAATGGAACCCTACTGAACAAGAAATTCACACCAGATGATATAAAAGCCTCTATCCGAAATTTCTCCATTGCCGCTTTCGATGAAGAATATGAGCCATCCAATCCAATTTACAAAAAACAACTCCAAAAAACTTCTATTGGAGATTTTATTCTATCGGAATTTACAAAAGGTGAGAAATACTTATTCAAAAAATATATGGATCCTCCTCAACTATCAAAGCGATTACTTAATGATCCAATGCCATATTACACTGAAAATCTAAAAGATCTTTACCGGAAAGAAATTCTTGGCAATGCTTATATTGATAAATGGTCTACTCAGCAAGAAAACACATTTCGTTATTCCTCTCAAAAAATAAAGCAATTTGAAGAGAATAATTATGGAAAATTCATAAATCGACCGGGACAACCAGAATGGGCAGAATTGTTAATGAGCGCTATTTTGAAAGATTGTAGTGATACAAGTAAAATCAATCTCGGATGGCTGGCATCCGATGATACATTCAATAGAAGATTACCCGCCTACTTGAATTCCCAAGGGTATTTCGTATTTAATCACGATAGCGGCGGCGGCTGTGTAGAGCAGGCCAGGATCTTTTCTGAACAAGCAAAAAAAAGAGAAGAGGAAAAAGAGAAGAGGCTTGAAGGGGATCAATGGGGGTATGGGCCAGATTATGAAGAAGATGATAATGTTACTATTGATAATGGAGGGGATGTTAGATTAGATCTTTACGACTAAGAAAAATTTTCAAAATTTTGTTTAAAAACGGTTATAATAATTTTGAAAGAGGAAATTTATGCTGCGTCGTATTCAAGTTGACAATACTATTGAAGATAAAATCATTACCGCTCTTATTACCTCTACCCAATATTGTAGAGAAATTCAACCAATCTTTGATAAAAAACTTCTGTCTAATGATTATGTCAAAATTGTAGCAGAATGGACCTTGAGCTATTATAATCAATATAAAACTGCTCCTGGCAACAAGATTCAAGATATTTATGATATTGAATCGGGAAAATTAAGGCCTGAAACCGCTGAAATTATATCGAAGTTCCTGGAAAAAATATCCTCTGAATATGCAATTGATGATTCTTTCAACTATCAATTCTACCTCGATAAAACATTTACATATTTCAAAAAACAAGCATTAAAAAACATGACAGAAAGAGTTTCGACTTTTCTGGAACTGGATCAAATAGAAGAAGCCGAAAGAGAGATTGATAGCAGAAAGAAGATCCTACTTCAGACCTCTGGTTGGATGTCAGTATTGACTGAAGAATCGGTGAATCAATTTTTTGTTGATGAAAAAGATAAAACCCATGAATTATTTCGATTGAATGGCGCTGTCGGCAATCTAATCGGTACTTTGGAAAGAAACTGGCTAATATCCATCTTTGCACCAGCCAAAAGAGGGAAAACATTCTGGCTACAAGAAATTGCGATTCAAGCAATGATGAATAATTTGAAAGTAGTTTTTATTTCGCTTGAAATGGGTGCTCATCGAGTAAAGAAAAGAATGTACCGTCGACTTTCTGCAATGGGAGATGAATCGAAAAACTATATATTCCCTTGCTTTGATTGTATGAAAAATCAAGATGGATCTTGCACTAAATCAATAAGAACCAATTCGGAGAGATTATTGAACAATAAAGGCTTAAAACCTCTTTTTTCAGAATTGATATCATACCGGCCTTGTTCAGTTTGTCGTAGTAAAAATGAAGATTATGCAATAGCAACATGGTTTGAAATGTTTCATGCAAATAAAATGAATACAGTATGGGGCAAGAAAAAATTAGTTGCAATCGGTAAAATGTCCCGCAATAATCTAAAATTAAAATCTTACCCGGCATTTTCTGTGAGCTTAACTGGCCTAAAGCATGATTTAGAAATGCTCGAATACTCCGATGATTTTATTCCTGATGTTATTGTTATCGACTATGCTGATATTCTTGCCCCTGAAGATAACAGGTCTACAGGGAGAGAGAAAATTGATGAAACCTGGAAATCATTGAAGAATCTTGCTGATTCGAAACATTGTCTGGTTGTCACGGCTTCTCAAACTAACCGGGGATCGTTCGATAAGAAGAATGTAGTTGCGACAGATGCCGCAGAAGATATTCGTAAAATTGCTCATATTGATCTTGGCATTGCACTAAATCAGTTGCCAGAGGAAAAGAGAGCAAGCACGATGAGAGTATCGTTAATTGCAGATAGAGATGGAGAATTTGATCAGTTTAAATCGGCAATTGTGCTGCAACAGCTATCCCTTGGTCAAGCGAATCTGGATAGTGAAATTATAATAGAAAAAGAAAAGGAGGGAAATGAGAATGGAAACGGGAAAAATATTAGCTAAAAAGAAATTTGAGTTCCAGGCTGGGCATTATTTACCAAATCATCAGGGAGCCTGCCATCGTCAACATGGACATTCATATCAACTTGAAATTATTATAAAAGGGCCTGTTAGAACAAAGGGACCGGAGAAAGGAATGATTGTGGATTTCTCCAATCTCAAGCAAATAATTCAAAAAGCTATTCTTGATAAAGTTGATCATCATATGTTGAATGATATCTGGGAAAATCCCACCGCGGAAGAGATGGTAGGGTCAATTGCTACGATATTAAAAAAAGAATTACCACGTAATATTGTTTTGGAACAGGTAGAGCTCTATGAAACATCCTCTTCATCTGCTATTTGGAGGAATAAATAATGCGAATTTATGAAATTTTCTCATCAATCAATGGTGAAGTAAACAATTGCTACCAAGGATCTTTGTGTACTTTTGTCAGAACAGCGGGATGCAATTGTCGATGCGTTGCGTGTGACACAGCAAAAACGCAAGATCCGAAGGCAGGGATTGAAATGCAAATAAAACCAATTGTAGATAAGGTCATAACTCTTGGATGCAAAAACGTGACTATTACTGGTGGGGAGCCAATGTTGCAGCCAGATTTACAAGATCTTATCTTCTCTCTTGGCCAAAAGGAATGCAATATCTCAATTGAAACAAATGGATCTTTTCTCATCGAGAAAAATCCAAGGGTGAATTGTTGGATTGTAGATTGGAAAACTCCCTCATCGGGTATGAGTCATATGATGAAACTGGAAAATTTCAAGAATCTATATTTTGATGATATTATAAAATTTGTTATCAAAGACAGAAAAGATTTTGATGAATCGCTAAAAGTTTGCCAAGATTTAAAAAAAATTAATCAATTTTTACCAAAATTCGCATTTTCTCCCTGTTTTGGAGAGATTAATCCAAAAGTATTAGTCGAATGGATGTCGGCCGAGCCTTTTCTAAAAAAGCAAGGGGCAGTTTTTTCTTATCAGATTCACAAATTGATCAATGTTGCATAAAATATTTTCATGGAATTTCTCTAAAACAAGTTATAATAAAATTGAAAGGAATAACATGATTTTAAAAATAAATGACTTTTCAATGGATTATGAACAATCAAAGAATAATGTTATTATGGATATTTTTACATTTCTGCTTGTTCACGCTCAGTATCAATCCCTGGAAACTCTGAAAGAAAATTTGTTATCTTCTTGTGAATTTCTAATAGAAGGGATTTCAAATGAAATTGATTTTATCAATATGAAAAATAAGACCCGAAGGTCTTATTATTTGCTGCAGAGAAGAAGAATTTCTAAATTTCAAAAACTCATTGATAATTTTGAAACAAAAAATCAAATAATCCGGGCCATGTATGATATGTTCATGACAATTGAAAGCATGCCATTATTGCCCGGATTTGGAATGACAAATAAATTTGGAGATTGGATCGGACAAAATCCGGAAAGAAGACTTCTACGCGATACGCCCGATGCTTTCTTTACTAAAGGAGGTATTTATGATAATTGCCAGAATACAAATTGAAGAAGCAATTAAGAGGATGAATTTAATTGAATATACAAATGAAAATGGGAAATCTTTTCCAATTTTAAAAAATAAAATTCAGTATAATCCCAAAGCTGGGAAAGATGTACTGATCGAATTATTTATGAATGCTTGTGAAGAAATTCCTGAAGGGGCCAACGGAATGCCTTCTCCTCAAGAAGCCGTATTACCAGATGAAATTGTACTTCTATATAATGCTTTGGTGGATGGAGAGGGCGTAGTAGTTACCAAGGAAACGGTTTTATCAACATCAACAAATAAGAATATCTTTGGCCACAGAATTAAATCACAATCGGCAAAAATCGACGAGTTATTAATAACCGGCGCTACTCTTACTTATGAAGAAATTGTCAATAAAACCGGTTGTCAGTATGCAAGACTTTCTCCGTATATTAAATATCTGGAAACTGATAAAGGCGCAGTATTTTTAAAAACCAGAACTGGAGATAAGAAAAGTATTATACAAATAAAACTTGAAAGCTGGCCAGGGAAATGAAAATATACGCAATTGATTTTGATGCAACGGCTAAATTATTCCCAGAAAAAGTTAACTTTCTCTATGAAAATAAAAATAATTTTATTATCATTCACACTGCCCGTAGTTCTGCAATTCGCGACCTGACGGAAAAGGAACTAAAAACCATAGGAATCAAGTATCATGCCTTGGTAATGGATAAAATCAGGGCAGATGTTTTTATTGATGACCGCAATGAAGGAGGATTAAAATGGCCAGAAGACGTATTCTGATGTTTAGTGCGGGTCTTGATTCATATGCAATCAAGAAGCTTTATCATTTTAAAGACGAGGAATGTTTATTCTTAATAACGGGAACAGAAGACAATAAGCAAGAATTAGAGCTTATTATGGAACTTTTCCCGGCAATAAATTTATACTCTTTGCCAATAGTCAATTTTGAACTTGAGAATAAAATCATTCCATTTCGAAATCATTTGATGGCTTTAATTGCCGCTCAGTATGGAAATGAAATTTGGTTTGGTTTTACTGCTGGGGATACCACGAAAGATAAAGACTATGTTTTCAAAGCTCAGATAGAAGACATACTAAACTACTTTTCTATAGATGAAGAAAAAGTAGTCTATAAAGCACCATATTCAATCTCAATGCCATTTAAAGAGATGACCAAGACACAGATTGTAAAACGCTTTCTTGATGATTTTTCGTCAGACCTTTTGTTTTCGGAAACAAGAAGTTGTTATTCTGGAAATTCAATTATGGAATGCGGGGTTTGCAGAAGTTGTTTGAGAAAATTTGTTGCCGTATCTTTAAATGAGATTCCAGATAGCAACCTGCATTTCCAAAATGATCCGGTACCAAAACTGAAAGAATTCTATTATGAATGCTTATCAAAAAACAGAAAAAATGAAATAAAGGAGGTAGAAGCATGTTGCAAAAAGTATGGGGTTACCATTTAATACTCAATTTGAAAAAGTGTAATGATAATGTAACAAGGAAAGAGAACATCTATGATTTTGTAAAAGACCTGGTGCCGAGTATTGGAATGGTAGCTTATGGGCAACCAATTATTGAACACTTTGCTGAGCAGGTTCCAGAGGCCGCCGGATATTCTCTGGTTCAGCTAATTGAAACCTCGGCTATAACGGGTCATTTCTCTGATTTAACTTGTGATGCATATATTGACATCTTTTCTTGCAAAAAGTTTGATAAGGAGCTTGCTATCGGCAAAATTCGCGAACATTTTGCCCCTTCTTTAATCCAGGAATTGTTTTTAGAAAGAGATGCTGCGATTATCCCCGTTCAAATGACTGTAATTCCCGATAAGAGAGAAATTCAAACAGGAACCTGTAATGGCTGTGGAATATGTTGTCACAGCGATGCAATTATTGTCAAGGAAGAAGGGATTTCTCATTTTTTAGATCTACATGGAATGGATTATCCAGAAGGAGTAGAACAGTTGCTTCCGGTTATGTTAAAAAAACTCGATAAAAATACAATTCAATTCACACTGTTTGAAAGATGCAAAAACGCAAAAAATGAAGATTCAAAAACAATATGTGGAGATTACAAAAATCGACCTGAAAAATGCCGCAAATTTCCAAGCAGCAGTTTTCAGATAAGGCAAATCCCTCAATGTTCATATAAGTTCAAGGAGGAGAAATGGGTAGAGCCATAATGGTCACGGGTGGAATTGATTCCACTTTACTTATGTATGAAGCCAAGAAACTGGAGCAACGACCAATTCTTTTATCGGCCAACTATGGTCAGTTAACATGGGAGAAGCAGGAAGAATTGATTAATTACCATGCTGCAATACTTGGATTTGACCAGGTCATCGCTATTGATTACATGTATAACCACAAATGGCAGCTTACTTCTGCTGGATTATTTCAGACAAAATTTGTTCCTGCTAATAAAGACCCTCTTGGTAGTTGGGATAAAATCTTACATGAGGACTATTATATTGAGGGAAGAAATGCCATTATGTTGCTTTATGCCATTGCCTGGTGTTCTGCTCATCAAGTAAGCGAATTGCAGGTTGGCTATGAGTATGAAGAAGATGAATGGAAGAATACCAGGTCTTACAAAATGATTACCGACGATACATCGCCACATTTTGTCGATGCAATTAATCTACTTGCTATTACCGGATTTAAGCATCATGTCCGGGTAAGGGCTCCATTTCTGGAACGGAGAATGGATAAAAAAGCAATTCTGGCAAAGTATAAACAATTTAACATTGATATTGAAAAAACGTATTCATGCTATTTTGTTCCAGAATGCGGGGTTTGTGAAAATTGTTTACTTAAAAAAGACGCAATAAAATCTCTGAAATTTCAATAAAGCAAGTTATAATACAAATAGGAGGTAATCATGTCCGACGATCATTTATCAGAAAAACACAAGATAATTTTAGAACAGCTTAAATTTATCGGGGAAAATCCGGAAAGAGAAGGATTAAGAGACACCCCAAAAAGAGTTGTAAAAGCCTGGGATGAATTATTCGCCGGTTATAATCAAGATCCAAAAGACCTCTTTACGGTTTTTAAGGAAGACAATATTAGTGGCTTGATTTATCTCAAGAACATCGAATTCTACTCAACGTGTGAACATCATCTTCTGCCCTTCTCCGGCCAGGCCCATATTGGATACATTCCGAATGGTAAAGTAATTGGAATTAGCAAACTGGCCAGGCTCTTGGATGTTTTTTCAAAGAGACTTCAAATTCAGGAAAGAATAGCAGAACAGGTGACAGATGCTATAATGACTCACTTGGAACCCCTTGGAGCTGCCTGTATTATTGAAGCAAAACATCTATGTATTGCCTGTAGAGGGATAAAGAAACAACATTCAATTATGGGATATTCATCCATGAAAGGAATCTTTCTGGAAGATTCGCATAAAGGGGTTGCTGCCAGAAATGAATTCACAAGATTGGTAATGATGAAAGGAGAGTAAATGTCTCAAAAAAATCTCGGTCTGTTTTTAGATTCTGGAGCATATTCGGCGTATTCTACTGGAGTCCCGGTTAATTTGGGGGAATATGCCAATTTTATTAAAGGTCTCCAAAAAATTACAGATGGATTAACAGTGTATGCAAATCTTGATGTAATTGGCGATCCTGAAGCAACACTGGCCAATCAAAAGCAAATGGAAGAATGGGGATTGAACCCACTACCTTGTTTTCATTGTGGAGAAGATTTTAATCTTCTAAAAACTTATGTCAAGAAATATGATTATATTGCTTTGGGGGGAATGGTTACATCTGACAGAGCTTTAATAGGAAACTTTCTTGAAAAAGCCTGGAATATTATTTGTGGTACTTCGGATAGAATGCCTCAGTGTAAAGTTCATGGATTTGGAATGACGTCTCTTGATCTAATGTTTAAATACCCCTGGTGGTCAGTCGATAGCACAGCCTGGGTCATGATTAGCCGGACAGGTGGAGTTCTTATTCCTAAAAAAGTTAATGGCAAGTATGATTATCACCAGAGTCCATGGAAAATCAGTGTTTCAAATAAATCACCCAGTGTTAAAATGGAAGGAGAACATTTTTCTTCAAAAACTTTAATGGAACAAGCTGTTTTTCTTAACTATTTTGAGGAAAAAGGATTCAAGATGGGCAAATCAGAATTTAAAACTGAATCCAGAAGAGGAGATAAATCAAAAGGAATTCCTCCATATGAATTAAAAGAAAATGAGAAATGGTGGGGTAAAGAAGAAGCAGATTTACAAAGAATGAAATCTACGATAACAGGTAAAGAGGGATATGTCTCATGGGGATGGGGAGAGGATGACATGGTTGAAATTATTATTGAACCAGGGCTATCCAATGATTATAAAATGAGAGATAAAATGAATGTAATTTACTATGGTGATCTTCAGGAGCAATTTCCTCCTTGGCCTTGGCCTTACATTGTTACAAAAAGGAAAGGATTTGGATTAATATGATTATCTATCTTGCAACATGGGCCGAAGATAATCAGGGAGATACCCTTAGTAAAGGACGGTGCAAAAATCGCCTACTATCTTATTTCTTCTTAAAAGATCTTGGACCGGAATGGTTAAAAGAATACATTGAGAAATCCAATAGAATCATGAATGAAGGAGTATAGAATGTTAATAAAAACCGAAGATTTCAAGAAAATACTGCAGACAATTAAACCAGCTATTTCAAAAAGAGAAGTTGTAGAACAATCTACTCATTTTATTTTTACGGGGACAGATGCTACGGCTTACAATGATCGGATTTGCATTAGTTATCCTTGCGAAAGCGATTTTGTTTGTTCGGTAAATTCTGATGATATGAGCCGTATTATTAATGGTTTTTCATCTACCGACATTGAAATCACCATGAAAGATAATCAGCTTCAAGTGAAAGGTAAAAAGGCACGCTCTGGATTGGCTTGTATTGAAGAGGGTCCAATAATGAAAATGATACAGGATCTAAATACAAAAAATTTACTGAAAAATTACAAATGGTATAATCTCCCTGCAGAGTTTAATGAAGCTTTGAATCTTTGTTTGTTTTCGGCATCTAAAGATGTTTCTCTGGTAGAATTATCCTGCTTGTCCATTTCAAATAAAGGAATCATATCATCAGATAATCTCCGAATCAGTTCTTATAGTTTGTCGATCGATGTCCCAAGAGATTTTTTGATTCCTTTATCTTCAGCTGAAGAATTAGCAAAAATCAAAGTCACCAAGCTCTTACTAACCGAGGCATGGGCCCACTTTGCTACTGAAGAAAACATCATTTTTAGTTGTCGTATTGTTTCTGCAGAATATCCTGATGTATTTGAATTCTTCGAGATGACTGATGCTATGAAATTAGAAATGCCAAAGAATTTGAAGAAAACTATCGATTCCATTATTTTTAGTGTAGAAGGGGATATTGATATCGATAAAAAAATGCAGTTAACTATTACAGATAATAAAATTTGTTGTAGAGCCGAGAAACAGAATTGCTGGATTGAACAGGATATTGATATCGAATATAATTCAGAAACTATTCAATTTGACATCAATCCGATTTTTCTCGCGCAGATTCTTGAGAAAAGCACAACAATGAAAATCGAACCTGGCAAGGCATTATTTGAATCGGGTGATAATTTTAAACACGTGATGGCCATGCCGATATGATAATTTATCTTGCAGGATCGTCAGGATTAAACGTGAGAGAAGCCTTATTGGTCAATAGTCATCGTTTGATATCTTATTTTAACATAAATGAGAGAAATCTTTATTACAGGCTAAAACTGCAAGGGAAACTAAAATATGATCCAGAGAGACAAGAGTCAGCCGCTGCATCTGAAATATCGTCCGAAGACATTTGATGAATTCATCGGTAATGAAGCGACTATTGAAGCTTTAAAAAGCGTTGTATCCAGAACCAGTGGAGAAGTCAGAAGCTTCTTATTTACCGGACCATCGGGTTGTGGAAAAACTACATTGGCCAGAATAGTTGCCTCTGAATTAAATTGTCAGGCCAAAGATATTTACGAATACAATTCTGCCAATACCAGAGGGATAGATACTATTAGAGAGATTGCTCAATCATCCCGATATCTCCCTCTGGGGGGCAAAATAAAGGTTTATTTATTGGACGAGATACATAAAGCCACAGCCGATGCCCAGAATGCCTTATTAAAACTTTTAGAGGATACTCCAAAGCATATCAGATTCATTCTATGTACAACCGATCCAGAAAAACTAATCAAAACAATCAAGACCAGATGCTCTACATTTACTGTATCCTCTCTCCAGAGATCTAAAATAATGAAACTTCTTCATTGGATCTGCTCTGAAGAAAAAGTTAAAGTGGAGGAAGCCGTTTTACAAAAAATTGCTGAATGCTGCGATGGTAGTGCTCGACAGGGAATCGTATTTCTTGACCAGATTATTGATATTGAAAATCAAGAAACAGCCCTGCAGGCTATTGTTGATGCTACAGTCCAAGATTCTTCCATTAAAGATTTAATTCAGAAGCTTCTCCAGCCAGGAATTTCATGGAAAACATTAACCCCGATTATTAAGAGCCTGGATGAAGAGCCAGAGCAGATCAGAAGAGCAATTCTTGGATATTGTGAAAAGGTTATGCTTGATTCTCCTAATGAAAGACTTTGCAGTATTATTGAAATCTTCTGGGATAGTTGGACGTATGTCGGAAGAGCAGGGTTGATTCGATCATGCTACCGCGCATTAAATCTATAAAATTCATTTAAAACAAGTTATAATTAAATTGAAAGGTATATTATGTTCAATTCTGAATTTTGTCATCTTCATGTCCACAATGAATACAGCATTTTAGATGGATATGGATCTGCAGATTCTTACGTTAAAAAAGCTAAAGGACTTGGATTTATTGCTCTTGGCTTAACAAATCATGGTAATATTGATGGATTGATTCAATTTCAAAAAGCCTGCGATAAGATTGGTTTGAGTCCGATTCTGGGTTGTGAGGCATACATTGTTCCCAACTTAACAATAAAAGAAAAGAAAGAATCACGAGGCCACATCACTCTTCTTATCAAGAATCAAGTTGGATATGAAAATCTGTGTAAAATGCTGTCTAAAGCGAATTTGGATGGGTTTTATTATAAGCCCAGAATTGATTTTGATCTCTTGATAAATAACTGTGAAGGTTTAGTGATCCTTACTGGATGCGGTTCATCTTTTTTGAATCTGCCCGGTGGGGAAGACTGCCTGACTGAGATATACAAAAAACAGCCAGAAGATATTTACTTTGAAATTATGCCTCACAATTTGCAATCTCAAATTCAGATCAATGAAAAATGTGATTATCTTTCTAAGCAATATTCGTTAAAATATGTCGCAACCAATGATTGCCATTTTATAGATTATGAAGATCATACAGTACATGAGGTTCTTCTTGCTGTGCAGACTAATGCAAAATGGAATGATTCTAACCGATTCAGATTTGAAGTCAAGGGTTTGCATTTGAGAACAGTACAAGAGATGATCGCCACATTTAAAGAACAGGGATATTTTGATAGAAAATTCGTAATTGAAGCAATAAAAAATACCATGGAAATTGTAGAAAAATGCAAAAACTTCCGGATCATCAAAAAAGAAATGTATCTTCCTCAAGTTCCAGGTTATGAAGATAAAAATCCCTCCGAATTCCTTTATGATCTCTGCGAAAAAAGGTTGTTAGAACTGTCAAAGGCAGAGAATTGGACAATTGAAAAACTGAATTTCTATTTCGAAAGATTATCTTCGGAATGGAAACTCATCAATGATAAAAAATTTGCACAATATTTCATGATTGTATGGGAAACGGTGAAATGGTGCAGAAAAAATAATATTCTGACCGGGCCCGGCAGGGGCTCCGCCGGGGGAAGCCTTATTGCGTATCTTCTTGATATCACTTGCGTAGACCCTATTTCTTATGGATTGTTATTTTCAAGATTTATTGCAGAAGACAGGATTGATTATCCAGATATTGACACGGACTTCGAGGATAGAAAAAGAGACCAGGTTAGAGAACATCTCGAACAATTGTATGGCAAAAATAACGTAACTTCTATTTCTACCTTCCTAACAATGAAAGGAAGAGCAGCCATAAGAGACGTGGCAAGAGTATTTGAATTACCAATGAAAGAAACAGATGAATTTGCCAAATCTATTGAAAGTATTGAAGATGACAATCATGATTCGATTGAAAGATGTATTGAAAAAACAGATATTGGTAAATCTTTTAACACAAAATATCCCGAACAAGTTAAAATTGCTATAAAATTGGAAGGCCAAATCCGCGGTCAAGGACAACATGCAGCTGGAGTGGTAATATCAGCAGATGATCTTACACAGGGATCGCGAGGAAATTTGGTTGCCAGATCAAATCAAATTGTTATTAACTGGGGAATGTCGGATTCAGAACATGTTGGCTTGGTAAAACTTGATATACTGGGATTAAATGCTCTCTCGATTCTATCTGAAACAAAGAAATTAGTATTGGAAAATACTGGATTAAAAATTGATTTTCCAAAAATTCCATTAAATGATCCAAAAGTTTATGCCGAAATTTCTGCGGGGAATACTACCGGAGTATTTCAGTTAAATACCTGGTCAACGTCAAAGCTGGCAAAAGAAATCAAGTGTAAAAATATTTTAGAATTGAGTGATATTATTGCTCTTGTAAGACCGGGGCCAAGCGACAGTGGCATGACGTCTGATTATATAAAAAGAAAAGAATCCGGACATAGAAGAAAGGAAACGAAAGAATATGAAGAAATCGTAGGCACTACTCATGGTATTATTATTTATCAAGAACAGATTATGCAGGTAATTTACAAAATTGGTGGATTGTCCTATTCTGTTGCCGATAAAATTAGAAAAGTTATTTCCAAGAAAAGAGACGTAAAACAATTTGAGCCCTTTAGAATTATGTTTTTGGAAGGATGTGCAAAAAAGAAAATATTTTCCCAGCAGCAAGCTGAGAAGTTTTGGGAGATGTTGCTTGCTCATAGCCGTTATAGTTTCAATCTATCTCATAGTGTTTCCTATTCTATTTTGGCTTATTGGACCGCATGGTGCAAATATTATTATCCCACAGAATTCATTTGTGCCAATTTGTCTTTTGGATCAGAAGGGAAAAAGGAAGAAATTATCAAAGAAGCAAAAAGAATCGGATTAAATATCGTGTTCCCCAAAATTGGAGTTTCTGATCCTTTGCTTTGGAAAGCAAAAGACAATAATCTTTATATCCCATTTGTGGAGATAAAAGGCATTGGTGAAAAAACAGCTTTAAGTGTCCCAGTTGAGAGAAAAGAAAAACCAAAAAATGAAAAAACACCGGTTGTTGTAAAACCAACACTAAAAGGATTCTTCTTCTCAACTCCTGAAAAGAGAAAAGAAGTAAAGATTGAAAAAGAGAAAGAAGAATCAAAATCCAAGCTTGAAAAGGTCTTGGAGGACATTGAAAAAATAGTCGAGGCTGGAGATCAAGATAGGCTAAAAAAATATTTTACCTTTGATATTTCAATCAAAAAAGAAGAAAAATTGAAATATCCCTTACTTATGAAGAAAGTTCCAATGGCATTTACTGATCAAGATTTATCTAAAATCCAAAAACTTGATTTACCCCGGGATTATATGAAAGGAGTGATTCAGAAGAAATCTTATTCTCTGTCATCCGAATTAATAAACTGTACAGATTGCAAGCTTTGTTATGAAACTGTTTATGGACCAGTAGAACCTTCTCCAGGAACTTATAATGTTATGGTTGTCGGAGAAGCCCCGGGAGCAGAAGAAGATGAAAGGGGAGCAGGCTTTATTGGCAAATCTGGCGAATTGCTTTGGCAAAAATTGTCGGTCCATAGACTTCAAAGAGAAGATTTTCACATTACAAATGTTTGTAAATGCTACCCTTCTCAAACTAAAACCCCAACAATTGACCATATAGATATTTGTAGAAAATGGATTGAAGATGAAATTAAACAAACGAATGCTTGTCTTATCCTTTCTTTTGGGAATACCGGATTGAGATTCTTCACTGGGAAAGATAGCGGCATTACTTCTTTAAATGGAACGACTGTATGGTCAGAAGAATTCAATGTTTGGATATGTTGGTGTATCCATCCCTCTTCTGTTTTGAGAAATCCTGGTAATAAAAGATTATTTGAAGATGGGATAAGAAATTTCTCAGAAAAAATTGCAGTACTTGGGGATTTTATTTAAAATTTTGTCTAAAGCAGGTTATAATAAAATTGAAGGAGAAAAATTATGGGGTACAAAGAAGATTTGGAAATTGATAAATTTGCACTTGATGAAGAATGGTTAAAACAAGCTTCTTGTTTTATGAAATATGCCGAATCAACAGTTGAAGCCGAGGATAAAAGAGATAGATGTAAAGAAAGATTGGTCCTGGTTGAAGCAGAAATGGGAAGCAAGATCCGCACGGATCCTCAGCTATTTGGTCTGAAAGAAAAAACAACAGAAGCTTCCATTAAAGAAGCTTTATTACAAACCGTCGAATATATGGAAGCCAGTGATAATTATCTGAGCGCGGTAAAAGAAGCCAAAATACTCGGTATTTCAGTGCAAGCATTTGATCATAAGAAAAGAGCTTTAACTAAATTAACAGATCTATTTCTTTCCAATTACTGGGCCGGGCAACCAGGAGAGCAAGAAATAAAAATGCTTGATAAAAACTGCGGGGCAAAAGAGCAGCAAACATTAGAAACAAATCCAAGATTGCTCGAGAGAAAGAAAAGAATACTATGCGAAAGGGAAAATATCAATGAAGATAACAGTTGATGCCCTTTACTACGGTGCCATATCATTTATCGCTTTATTTGGTTTATATCTTCTCGTAAGAGTTTTAACCAAAGCAGCATTTAAAAGTTATTTTGAAACAAAAAAAGAGTTTAATAATCACAAAAAAGAAAAGGAGGATAACCATGAAGTTTGATCGTATCAAAGCAAAAGAACAATTGGCAAAAAGAACAGAGGATAACTATAACAGAAAGGATGGTGATCTCAATTTTAAATTTTTTAATCCGGCCGTGGAATTGAAATTATGGCAACCAAGGCCTACAAAAGACACTCCCCATCTAATAGATATTATCCCATTTCTTGCGGGTAAGAATTACCCCATGCTGAATCCTCGCAATCCAGTCAAAGAAGGAGATTATTGCTATGTTTTGGAGTTGTATGTTCATCAAGGTATTGGCCCAGGGAAGGCATGGGTAATTTGCCCTTCCAAAAATTACAAAAAACCTTGTCCTATTTGCGAAGATATTGATGCCCGAGTTGCCGAAGGCGAAGAATATGATACTTACTCGGCTATTGCTTTAAAGCGTCGATGTGTTTATAATGTTCTGGTTTACAGCAATAATGAAGAGAAAAAAGGCGTTCAGATATGGGAGGTATCTCATAAATACTCCGAGAAGCCGATTCTTCTCCAGGCACGATCCCCTCGCACTGGTGGGTATGAGCCATTCTCTGACGTTGATAACGGGAAAAGCATTTCCTTTGAAATTGCTAATGATGAATATAAAACAGTACAAGGCCACAAATTTGTTAACCGTGATTACAAGATTTCCGATGATATATTGGATCAAGCAAAAACATTGGATGAAATAGTAAAAGTTTATTCATATGATGAGATTTCAAAGATGTACTTCAGTCATAGTGGACAGGAAAATGAAACCGATGAGGTGAGTTCGACCAGACGTGAAAGCCGCACCGAGGAGAAAAAAGAAGAGAAAATAGAGGCATCCATCCTTGGCACTGGATGCCCTGCAAATGGTAAATTTGGAGAAGACATTGATCAGCTCGATAATTGTAATAACTGCAAACAATACAATTCTTGTGCAGCAGAGAATGAAGAAATTGAAAAAAAGAAACGTCAAGCCAGACAACAGAGAATGACTCAAGAATCTGGTACAGAGAATGGGGGAAGAATTGCGAGACGCCAGAGGGGAGAATAATTTCTTTTCAGCCGGGGCTCCTTTTGGAGCCCCCCCAAAAGGAGCTTGAAATGGCAGTATTAAAAAGAAGAGCAGTAGAAGAAATTGCTGAAGAAATCGTTAAAGTTACAACTGAAGAGAAAGTTGTTGAAAAAAAAGAATACAATTACAAACAGATGATTTCGACAGGCTCTACTCTACTTGATCTTGCAATTTCTGGGGGAAGAAGTGAAATTGGAGGAATACCCGGAGGAATCATTGTTGAAATCTTCGGCCCATCTGGATCTGGTAAAACAGCAATTCTATCTGAAATGAGCGCATCTACTCAAAAAAGAAATGGAGAAGTAATATTTCTTGATCCCGAAGCAAGATTGGATCAGGAATACGCCAGAATCTATGGAATGAAGCTTCCTGAAGAAAATTATTACAGGCCCGACACAGTAACCGAAGTTTTCGATCTGATTGGTCAATGGAAACCAAAAGATGAAAATGCTATAAATCTTGTTGCAA